TTTGAGTCTGAGGATTTGATTTATGATGATGAAGAATTTGCCTTGGTTAAGGTGGAGGAATGGAAAGATGATCAGGGGAAGAAGTGGGACCAGTTTATGGCAATCACTAAAGAGGGTCTCCTATTGTTCCGACAGATTAAGCAATACCGAGACCCTAATCCCCTAATTGTCTTTGCTATTCCTTTTAACTTTATGTATCTGCCGGTATTTAAGACCGGTAATATCATTTGTGAGGAAGAAGATGGGCATTTGATTTATGACTCTGTTCTGGAGCCTTGTCTCCCTGCATGGAACGAGGTTCTTTTCCGGACAGATGACCTGAATGTAATGTTTGCGGTCCATGCCCTTCCGCAGAAGTGGGCATTAAAAATGTCTCCCTGCAAAACCTGTAATGGTACCGGAGAGAGAGTTAATGGTAAACATGAGAAGGTAGGATGCAACGATTGTAAGGGTTCTGGGAGAGCCTCCAGTACACCGTTCGGATTAATGGAGATAAACCTTGACCGGGTTTCAGCAATCAATCCTACACCCCTTGTACCGCCTGTACCTCCGGCAGGATACATAGAAAGGCCGGTAGACTCTGTGAGATTGTTCCAGGAGGATATCATTTACAAAGAATTCCAGGGTTTCAAGGCCATCGGTCTGGAGATCCTTGGTCAGATTCCGGCAGAGCAATCAGGAATTGCCAAGCAGTATGATCGGAAAGAACTTAATACCTTCTGCTATTCGGTGTGTGTGCATCTGGCAAAGGTTTACCGCATGACCTGTTATCACATCATGTACCAGAGGTATAACAATCTGTTTGCCTTAAATCTGATGAGTGATGATAAGGTACAGAATGCCCTGCCGGATATTACGGTGCCAACAGAATTTGATGTACTGACTGCCGGAATGATTTCTGATATGCTATCGGTAGCCAGAACAAACAATTACAATCCAATTATTGTACATGGGATTGAACTGGATTATACTGAAAAGCTTTATGGTGAGAACAGTAATCAACTGACCTACCTGAAGATTATTAATATGCTTGATCCATTGCCATTCAAGAATTCCAATGAGAAATCACTTCTGGCAGAAACCAATGGATGTAGTAAGCAGGATTACATCCTATCGGTAAACCTTCCGGCCTTTGTCTCCCAGTTAACCCAAGAAGATCCAATGTGGTTCCAAAAACCTATCCTTGAGCAGAGGGCAGATGTAGAAAGATTGGCCGCTCTTAAACTTGCTCAGATTAATGCAGGGATTGTGCCACTAATGCCTGATGAGCCGAAGACTTATGTGGAAGTAAAGGATGAAGATATTTCTGAAGAATAATTTCAGTTTGGTTTTTTTGATTCGTTTTATTTTTACAAAAAAAACAACAAGACAATGCCTACTTATTTACACAATGCAGTTGCAGGGATGAATGCCTATGGATATGGCGACACAAGAAATGGTATAGTTGCACATAATTTTGCATCTACAGGACAATGGCCTGAATATTATGTACATAAAAATGAAACATTTTACATTGAGACCGGAAGTCTATTTGTCCCATCATTAGGATTTGATTTAAATGGACTTGTAATAACCTATTGCAACCCAGGATTTGCATACAGAAGAAGGCAGGTTTTTAGACCTTCATGGGTTCCTAAAAGACAAGTATTTGTTGATTTGCAAGGGTTACCAACACCTCCAACAATTACCGATGCCTATGACCATTTTAATAATCCCGGCACACCAGGTGAAACACAACTGGATAGAGTAGTTGTATCTGTAAATGTTGCAGGAACAATGTCATGGGGAAGACCATCATATTTTAACAATAATTATAAAACAATGATTGTTGGGGCGAATGGGCAATTTGATATGCAACCATTTCAGTTCCCATATACAAATTCAAACAATCCTTATCCATCATTGAATTCTGGAGGGATACAAAAAGGCTACCTAATTAAATTCTTTACTGAAGATGAGTTTTCCTTGATTGTATTTGAGCAAGTTCAAGATATCTATGCGGAAATGAATTTATTGCCGTAATTATTAAAAGATAAATCAATAAAAAGGGGCATCTGCCCCTTCTTTTTTGTCCTGTGGTCAATTCATATCTGGCCTATAGAATCCAGAAAGTTTAGATCAAAACAAGGACTGGCTTGAGCCATTACTGTGATTTTTACATCCATACAATCTTCGACTTCCTGAAAGTTCAGGATGTCATCAATTGTCAAATCTTCCTCCGGTCCAATTTCGATGCGGAGAAGGACTTCGTAAGTTTGTGTCTTTTGCATACTTTTGGTTAATGTTTCTGCAAATGTATAAGCAGAAATATAAACTGCAAAAAAATGGCAGAAAAAAAACAAGAAAAAATTATTGCAGCTATTGAGGCATTACAGGCAAAGCTTGAGGCAGACATGGAATCTGCTCTGCCTAAGATATTTAAGCAATTATCAGAAGAGGTAATTGATCTGGTTGCAGAGTTATCCTTAGACCCAGATGATAGAGCAAAAAATCTTAGAGATATCATTGATCTTAAAAGAAAGATTGGAGATGCCTTGATTGGCAATGCCTTGTATCAGGCAGAGGTAGTAAAGGTTGTGGAAGGATTTAAGGAACTGGCAAACCTATCTGATGACTTTATTTCTGTAATCTTTGATGATTATACCCGGAAGAATGATTTATACAAAGCTGTTCTAAAGGCTAATGTAGATTTAACCAAGGATGCTCTTCTGGGTGCCGGAGTCAGAGATAACTTTTCCAATGCCATCAGGGAGGTTCTTAAAGCAAACATATCCGGAGTCGGAGATAACAGACAGTTAAGAAAGGTACTTACAGATTTTATTACAGGATCTGAGGCTGAGAAACCATTTCTCCAAAGGTACATTACTCAGGTAACCAATGATGCCGTTATGACCTTTAATCAGGAATACCTGAATACCATTTCTGAAGATCTGGATGTTGAATATTATATTTACTCAGGTACAATTATAAAAGACTCCAGACCTTTTTGTGTAGCCAGAACCGGAAGGTTGTTTACTAAGGAACAAGTTAAATCATGGGGTAAGCTTGGCTCATGGCAGGGAAAGATTCCTGGCACCAATGAGAAGACAATCTTTACCTATAGGGGAGGATATAACTGTCGGCATATTATCTGGCCTCAGAATAAGATTCAGTATGAGAATGCTGTAAACGAAGGCAGAGCCGGAATGAAATAAAAAAACCGGAGGTTAATCCGGCCTGAAGTTGTTCATGTGGGCAATAAACTTTTGCCTGACCTCTTCTTCCATATCAAATATTTTACAGACAAGATCTATTACTGCGGTATTGACTTCATCCTCTTGTTCTGAAAACTCTTTACCTAACATTCGGTGCAGGGTTTTCTCAAAGTTCAGGGATTCGGTGAGTAAGCGGTTGAAGTGCATCTTCAATTCCCTGACCAGTTGTTTGTCTGAGTATTTGACTACCATCCCGGTTTCTATTACCCCCTTGGTAAAGCAGACAAACTTGGAAAAATCGTGGTGTTTCATTTTATCTTCATCCATAACTTAAACATTAAAATCCCGAAAAGTAAAAGCATTAAAAGGTTTGTAGTCACAAACAGCAGAATAGACTGAAAGTTCTTTTTCATGGCAATTTGAATTTATTGTTGTCTAAACCAAATTTAATCGGATCATCAAAGCATACTTCAATGCCTCCAAAAAAATCCAGATTGTGAATGTATTCAGATTTAGTTAATTCAAAAGTCATCTTAATCTTTCCGCATTTGGTATTGAAGCTAATCCAGAAGATATCTTTTTTCTGGCTTTCCCAATATGAAGAAATCAGGAAGATTCTTCCACCTTCGGTTTCCAGAGCCATCTGGATTGGTTTAATTGTGTCAATGACACAGGCAATAGAACAACCTGTATATTCAAAGACATACAGGTAAGCATTTAACGGTGTGAACATATTTTTTTTGGTTATTTTTGGGCAATACTATATGTCTTTCCCGAATCTGCAAAAAATATTTGAGAAATTATGGCAAATAATCAGTACGATTCCTTTAAAGACTTTTTTACTCAACAAGTTAGAAATTTTAGAGAGGCATCAGTTCCTGCAAAAGTTTTAAGGCAAGCGGTTATTACTGCTGCCGGAGAGACCAAAGGCAGAATTGAAAACAGAGGTATAAAAACTGATGGTACTGCAATGGCCGGGTATTCAACAAAACCATTTGCAAGGCCATCCGGACTCAGGGGAAAAGGCAAAGTAAAAAAGTATCCCGGTGGTTATAAAGAATTCAGGGAAAGCAAGGGAAGACAAACTGGTCACAGAGATCTCAATCTATCCGGAGATATGTGGAGATCATGGAGACCATTTGCTGTAGATCAGAATGCATGGGGTGCAGGATTTACTTCTCCTCAAATGGCAGAAAGAGCAAACTGGCAGGAATCCGGAAGCAAAGGAGCGCAAGGTGAAATATTCTCCCAGACAAACAAGGAAATTCAGGATACCCTCAAAGCAATAGATACTGAAGCAATCAGATTTTTAAGCAGATGAATAAACAGCCTACATACCGCATAGAATCAGCTATAACGAATCTTTGTGAAGAATTAAGCAAATACTACGGACAAAGAATCAAGTGGTATGGTGAGGCTGTAGAAAGCCTTAATCCGGATAGTGCCGGTAACTACATTTCTCTGGATAATAAGTTCTGTGCCGTGGATGATAATTACGATGTGGTAGCCTTTCTGGTTCGCAATGATGCCAACACAAATCCTCAACCAGGAGGAGGCCGGAAAGGGGTTCTATCCAGAACCGTTAGTTTAACATTGGCTGTTAATGCCAAGTCCCGGCATGAAGAATATGCCATCAGTACCATAGTAAACCAGATTTATTCTGCCGAATACGATGGGACTAACTTTGACAACAAGCAAGTGGCTAACCAGTACTTTGGGTTACCGGAAAGAAACTTTGAGACCTATTTCTTTGCAATAAATCTTAATGCAGTAGAAAAGATTACCTGTCAACCCTGTTGAGGTTGTTCAGCCGGTGCGGTAGGTGCGGCAACCGGTTGTGTGCCTTGTTGCGCCCCTGCGGATTGTCCAAATGCAACATTCCGTTTTGATTTTTTTTTGCCTCTGCCTCCCATGACTTTCTTCTTTTTGTAAAAAATGAATCCAAAAAGACAACCTTGTCTTCTGCATACAAATGTCTTGTTTTTTCCTGAGACATAAATAATATCTGGCAAGGTTGAATAACCTTTTTCATTTCCTCATACCCGGCATTAAAGGCATCCCTTTCAGGAGCGGATCGGATGCCAATGTCACTAACAGCCACAACGGATTCTTGCCGGATACCGGAAAAACAAAAATCAAAGCTGCGGTAGTCTGCCCAGGTTACTGTTGGTATAACCTTTAATCCCATAGCCATCCAGAGATTTCCAAGCATTCTGGTCCGATAGGTATTCCATTGCATCATGGGTAATGGCATACCGATGTAAAGAGAAAAGTCTGGAGACATTACTGCTCCTATCTTTAAATCTAACCAACGATGCCCATATCTTTCTGGTTGGTTCCAGAACCTTTCCAGATGATAGTCATCTACAAAACTGCAAAGCAGGGAGTCTTTGCCATATTTTTTTCGGTCATTTATGTTGACTACATTCTGTAGTAGACTGGTTTGAATCTTTGGGCAATAGATTTCCGGATAGTCATCATCGGATTGCAACAAAGTTAAATTTAAGGAATCCCACCCACCGGGTTTCTTCTGCCAATTATCTGATGACCGTGTATCCATATTTGAAAATGCAAATATTCAATTTAGATTTGCAAATAATTCGTATGCAAGTACCTGTTGACCGAATTTTTTTTATAAATCTGGACAGAAGTCATATAAGACTCCGGTCTTTATTGGATCATTTTAAAAGAATTAATCTGAAGGATAAAGATGGCCGTGAGCCTATCAGGTTTCCGGCATTATCCGGCAATGATGCAACCCATAGTTTTATAAATAAAAAAGAAAATGGTCAGCCTGGTCTCCCACTTACTTCCGGAGAGAAAGGATGCCATGCATCCCACCGGGCATTGATTCAGATGCAGATTGAGAATGCATGGGAATATGTAATGTATCTGGAAGATGATGTTAGGTTTATAAAGGAAGCCTTTTATAAAGTCATAAAGGACTGGGACAAACTTCCTGAGTTTGACTTCTTCAATCTTTCGTGGAGAACCTACAAGCATCCGATTAAGCAAGTCATTGAGGAAGTTGATTTCCCGGTTCCGCATTTATACAAAGGGAATGGAATGTGGCTTACTCATTGCTACATATTAAGTCTTAATGGAGCAAAGAAATGTGAAGAACATACAAGAATTCAAAGTCATTCCGTTGACTGGCATTATGCCGGGATTCAATCTTTTATCCCATCCATTGGATTTAAATACTCAACCATAGCCATTCAGGAAACCCGTGGCTCTGGAATGAAAAGTACAATTGTTCACTCTTAAATATTAATAAAATGATTGATGGTCTTAATTACATTAGAGAAGAAGTTGCCAAGTTTGGCAAGAAAGCAAGGGTAACTGTAGTCCGTTGGGAAATCAACACCAGAACCGGGGCGCAGGATATTCCTATTAAAATCAAGGTAAATGGTCAGTTGGCTCTTAAAGAACTAACAAAGCCATTCAATAAGCGGTCTTATGCATGGAGCAAGATTCGCCCTCTGGGTCAGGAGCCAATGAAAGAAGCCGGTATCACAGAAGGTTCTCTTGATGATCCTATCTTGCGTTCTAAACTGAAAGATGCACTTCGTGCCGAAATTGAGGCAGAGATAAAGGCATCCTTGTCCACAGGATTGGATTCAGAAGAAGTACTGGAGGCACCGAAAAAGAAAAAGAAAAAAGCCGAAGAGACCCCTGAAATTACTACCGAAGAAAATACATGGGTAGATCCAACAATCTCTGAAGATAACATATGAACATTAAAGAATTCTTGATTAGCCAGGCCAAAAGAGCCGGGGTAGCTGATGACCCGGAATTTCAGCTTATGATCTCTGCATCTGTATTAAATGATATTCAGGTGCCGGATGCTGTGGAACATAAGTTTAACACAAACCTGATGGATGCCGACCTTGCAAAAACAAGTCTGGATCTGAAGAAGCATTTCATAGGTTCCTATATGCAGGGTTACGATGAGGAAATTGTAAATCTGGCAAAGCAGTATGGTCTGGATTCCCAGAGCATTGATGAGTTGAAGATTACAAAGAACTCCGGTGACAAGGTAAAACTGGCCTTTAAAAAACTCAAGGATCTGGAAGAGAAGGCCAAGCAAAACACCAACAAGGATGTCTCTGATGAGTACATGAAGAAGATTGCAGAGGCACAGGCCAAAGTAGATGAGGCCATGCAAAAGGTAGAGATTGAGAAATCCCTGATAGCGGAGAAATACATTGCTAAAATGAAACAACTTTGGGAGCAAACTCAGCTATCCGGCATCCAATGGAATGACAATGTACCGGAGGCAGCAAGGATTCCTGCTTATCAGGCAGTAATTGATTCCAAGCTTAACCAGTTGCAGGGTAAGATTATTTACGATCCTGAATACAACACAGCAAAACTTGTAAATGCAAGAGATGAAAGTCTTCCATTGGTTGTAAACGGAAAAGAGTTTACATACAATGATCTTTCTTTATTAGTTTTGCAGGAAAATAAATTGCTTAAAGAGAAACAGGTTGGTGGCACAACCCAGAACTTTGAGCAAGGTACAATCCCCCCAACTGCGTTTGTCCCTCAAACGCAAGGCACTCAAATCCCGGCTCATATCCGGTCCGCTCTGGCCGACATTTCAAATATTGCGGCCAACTATAAATAATTACCAAAATGTCAGTAGCAACAGAAAATATCTGTCCGGCCATACTCACATCGTTGTCGGATAACCTGATTAACAATAGTGCCAATGTGAAAGTTCACGGAGGTACTCTGGCGGCTCTTAATGACCCTTCAAACCTTGCCTCCGGAACAATCATCCGGCAAGCAAACAACGATGGTTCTGGTCACTCTAAAGATGTTCGTATCGTTTACAAACAAAGGCTGACTGCCGATGATACCTCAACTGAGAAATCCTGCGATCAGGGCGCACAACTGCCCTATCTGGAAATCCCATTTCAGGTAACCCAGTATCGTTCGGTTAACTTCTCTATGACTGAGGAGCAACTTCGTGTATACTGTGATTCGTATAGTCAACTTGTTACACTAACCGGGAGTACCGATCCTGGGACCATTGTCAGCCGTGCAAATGGCATTGGCCGTGCAGGAGGTGCCTTGTCTGTAGTTCGTGAGATGTACAATGATTTCCAACTTGCCGGTAATGCTCTTATTCAGGCAATGAATCAGGATCTCCTGAACTCAATTTCCTCTTCCTTCGGTGCATGGTATGGTCAGGGTGGTGTAATTAACTCCCAGTCTTATGATGTGGAGGATACCAACACCGGTTCCCTGATTCCAAAAGGTCTCTTCACAATGAAGCAAGCCTACATGAATTCCGGATTTAATGGTGCGCCCATTATCGTTGGTGGTGCCGGTGCGCTCCAGAGGGTATGGATGAATGATTCAAGGTATTTTGGTCAGGCAGCAAACGGTCTGGATTACTCAACCGTTCGTTCCAACACCGGAATTGCTGAGTTTTATTTTGATCCAAACATCACCGGATCTGGTCCTTTTGTTGATGAAGATTCTGCGGTTGTATTCGCTCCAGGTTCTCTGGTTTACACTCCTTACCTCCAGTATGTAGGTAACTTCGGAGACATCGGAGTAATGAAGCGGTTTACCATGCCGATGCCAGGTCTTCCATCCGTTCGGGTAGATTGTCGCATACTCCCAGATGAGTGTAACGAACTGTATTCCATCTTCTTAGAGGCATATTTCGATGTATTCTCATCTCCAACCGACCTCTTCAAATCAACCGATGATAACTATAACATCAACGGTATTTTTGAGGCTCAGTTTGTAAGTGCGTAATCCGAATCCGGATAAAAAAAAGAGGGAGGCTAAGAACCTCCCTTTTTTTATGTTTACACACTAAAAAAAATGGAACTATTGTAACATTTAACCCTTGCAAATATCTTTCAAATCCTGATAAATCATATCTGATTTTTCTCCCCAGAAAAAATCACAGATAAATAATTCCTCAACCATCTTACCGGGAGGTTTAGTAAAGTATGATTGGTACTCATCTGGTTCGGCAGTAAACCGATGGCATTTGGTTTTCCAAGGGCAGTCATACCCTTCGCACATTGTTATATCTGGCATACCTTTATTCCATTAATGATCCACAATACCGGCAAGTTGTTAATTTATCCGGATAATCCCTAATTCCACAGGAGGGGCATAGAGTAAATTTCGCCTCATCCAGTTGTTTTTCAAGAAGTCTTAAAAAATCTTCTTCATCATCTTCCCCAGACCTTAGTTTTTCAAATCTTGTCTGGTAGATATGGGCAATCAATAAAATCTTTTCTGCCTCACCAAGTGCCGTTTTAACCTCATGAGAAACTTCAGGGAGATAGTACTTAGGATTATCAAAATCATCCTCTCCGAATGGGTCTGGTGGGCCTACATAGGCACCGGATCTCTTAATATACTCTGAGATTGCACTTCTTATCCCAAGGTAGTGGTACTGATATGGATGCCACTCGTTATGGTCAATGTACAGCATTAGCTTATCAGTTTATCAAGGTTTACATCCTGCTCTGTCAGACATTCATCCCATGCCTTCCAGACAAGTGATTCATCTATGTATTTACCATCCTCAGATGTGTCTACAATGCTTTTTAGCCGAGTGGTAAAGTTCCACATAGCCAATGCCATATCAAGACTTTTGATGCATCTCAGATGCTCCATGCGATCATCCGCATCATCTAAATCAAATAACAGGTTTGCTCTCATAAACATTTTTTTATTTGATGTAAAAAGGAGGGGAGTAAGACTCCCCTCTTTTTACTGCTTTACACCAAAAATTATACCTATTTAATTTGCAAATTCTTATTTTCTACCATAGATGCACCAGGAACCTCACGGCCTTCCTTAATGGCATTTGAGATCAGGGTTTTAGAGACTTCTCTCTTAATGGCCCAGAATTCATCAGGAAGTATTTCCTCATCATTTACTTCAACGGCATTGGATGTCCGGATGGATAACTTAAACAAAGGAGTCTCATACTTCATTACACCAGTCTTGCCATCTGGTCTGCCAAAGATTTGCAAGGCATCCCGGAGGGTGGTTTTTAACCGTTTAATGGTATTCTCCCTTGTCTTCTTCAAATCCTGAATCCTTTTGATTTCTGCTGAAGCAGCCTCTACATCGGATTCAAGTTTAAGAATCAACTTGGTATAGGAGTGAGCCTTGTCTTCAAAGTTCTCCCTGCGTACTGCCAGATCTTCCTCCAGTTCAGGAGTAATCTCACCGCCTGTTTCCTCCATCAGACTGATGAAGGCCATTTCTTCCTGGGTTAATTGCCAAAGATTCATATTCGTAATATTTAGAATGGTAAATCATCATCATCTTCAACCTGATCTGGTTGCCAGGAGTCAACCTTGGCGGCTACCTCTTCCCGGTGAACAACCTCCGGAGCCATGAGAGCCTGATATTCCTTCGATCCCATAACCTTACCTTTAAAATAATCCGGCAACTGGTTAAATACTTCGACCTTAAATGGATCAAGTTCAAAGATAAAGGAAGGATTAATCTGCTGAGGTGCCTTTACACCTTTCATCAAACTGGAAACCGAAGAGATTTTAGCATAAAACTCACCGGGATACTTCTGCCTTGGCTCATGGATTATTGAAAGTTGACAAGCCGCACCCACTAACTTGGTGACATCAAAGGCAACGGCCTCTTCTTCGGTAAATCCTTTGCCTCTCCATGATGTCAGGAAGGCTCTTAGAGTTGACTTTGGATGCATGGATAAGGCAAACTCCTTAGAGATGCTTATCGGCTGCGGTCCCTTGGCCTGATCAAAAACCCTTAGTTCGTTGGGTAATTCCCATTCGACCAGAACTTTGTTCACCCATCTGGATTCTCCATTATAGGAGTCTTCAATGGTTCCCAGGTGAATCATCTTGTAGCATCGGGCAAGATGCGTACCGGCAGGTGCAAGAATCCTTTCTCCACCGCCCTTGTTGGTTGCTGTAATTGGCATAACTTAATTTTTTGCAATTATTGTTTCTTTGTTTTGATTGAGCAAATTATTTTTCTGATATTTTATGTGAGAATTGTTCCGGATGCTATCAATCAATTGATTAACCCTACGAATATTGTTGGCCGTGGTTGCGATCAGTCTTTCTTCACCCTCATATTCGGTCAGAAATGAATCAATGTAAACCATCAGAATGTCTTTAGGTACACCATAAGTGTAACAGAATTCATCCAGAGTAATCCTTGGCATCTTTGGCCTTGTTTCTGTCTTGAGAATCAGCTTTTTAGCTGCCTCATAGTTCTCTGGACATTTAACAACCTGGGGTTTTTTATATCCCTTCTTTACCCTAACCTTAAACCAATGAAGGTTACGGTGCAACTTCCACATCGGTAGACCTGTCTCCTTGCAGAAATCATACATTTTTATTAATTCCATAAATCGTAATTTTGTGCAAATGAAAGGAGTTTTCATTAAAAGCAAAAACAATGCAACAAAAATCCTTTAAAAAGTATGATGGCAAAGAAGATGATTTCCAGAAGGCGGTAGCCAAATATCTGGATGTCAAAGGTGTACTGTACTTCCACCCACCGAATGGTGGAACCCGGAATGTTATAGAGGCAACAAAACTTAAAAAGATGGGAGTAAAATCAGGAGTGCCTGATATTCTGATATTTAACCGTAGGAAAGACTGGTCTGGGTTGGCAATTGAGTTAAAAGTAGGTTATAATAAACCTTCTGAAAACCAATTGGAATTTATGAAAATGCTATCCGGAGAAGGGTGGATGTGTGTGGTTTCCTATAGTCTGGATGAGGTTATTGAGTTGATAGATTCATATATGGCATAAAAAAAAATTTGCTTTATTCAGATGTACCAGATTTTTTTGCCCGAAATATCTAACCATGAAAAAGAAAGAGTATCGTAAGAGCCAGTTTGGATTTAGTGTGGTAGAGTACTACCCAGAGAACAAACTTTATTCTATTAAGAACAGTCAGAAAGAATCTGTTCATCACCTTGTCCCGGAGGAAATCTGGGATGCATTAAGTATGGCAACGGCCAGAGCCGATAATTACCGTAAGAGCCGGGATTATTTTAAGGAGGCCAGAGAGACCGAAAAAAAAAGATGTGTGGATTACTGCCAGTCATTGGTAGAGAACCATACCCGGCTTACGCAGGATCTGCACCATGAGATTGAGTTTCTTCATAAGGAAATGGATAAGCTTGATACCAATAATATGTCTCTCAGAATAATGTCTTTAATTTCATTTTTAGCTGTAGGTATCCTGACATTTTTTCTATACATATAATCTAACCAAAAAAGTTTATGAATTTTCAAGAGCAAGTATTAGTAGCCATCCGGCAATGTAATCCTGATGACCAGATAGCCATATTGGAGGCCATCTGTATTTACGCATTTGATAATTGTGAGGTAATCCTGGAGGGGCAGAATAATGCCATCTGGATGCTTGCCAAGCATTCAATTGATAAGGCGAAGGAAGAGTTTGCCGGGAAGAAAAAAAGAAGATCGGCATTTATAAAGCCGGAGGTAGAGGAGATTATTCATTATGTTCAGCAGAAACATCCTTGTGCCGAAATGTCCAAGGTAGAAACCTTTGCTCATCAGTTTTATTCATTTTATGAGTCCAAGGGATGGATGGTTGGTAAGGTTCCAATGAAGAATTGGCAAGCTGCTCTGGTAACATGGAAAGATACCATGCTAAAGGTGATCTATGCCAAAGGGCATTTATTCCAGTCTCCGGCTAAAGGATCATGGGAGTACCGGCAGAATGAATATTTAAAAGGAATGCAATCCATATTAAACGATGAAAATATATAATCTGGTTCCTGCGGTTCTTCAGGAGTCTGGGAGACTTTCCATCGAAATGGCAAAAGATAAGCAGAAGGTAACCCTGCGAATCTTTGAGGAAATAGTACGGTCAGCAGTTATAATGGGTATCAATGTAGATGCCCAGACAGCCAAGCATAATGCGGTAGAATCAATTGATTTTATAAAAAAGAACTACCCATATGCTCACATTGATGACATTTGTCAGGCCATTAAAATGGGTGCCTATGGGCAGTTAAAGTTTGAAGGGCAGTTGTCTACCTTGTCTGCCTCAAACATATTTCAATGGTACAAGGAATTCCGGTTAAACCATCAGGACAAAATGGTTTCACCTCCCCCTTCGGTGCCGGAAATAAAATATGAATTAGATGATAAAATGAAGTTAGAAGCAATCCGTGAGTCCTTTATTAATTTTATTAAGGATCCCAGACAAAATGAAATCCTGGTTGATCTGCATTATGACAGACTGGTAAAAATTGGACTGGAAATGTCCAAAGAAGAAAAAAGGAATATGTTTAATGAGCAGATGCAGATTCTGGTTGATAATCCACCGGTAGAGTTTTATAAAGATAAAAAGCATCGGGAGATGGTCAGGGAAATCCAAAAGTATTGGGACTCTCTGGATGATAAGCATTCTTATAATTATGCCTTGTATCCAAACAATGTTATGCAGAAAAAGGTCACATTTATGACCAAAAAAGCAGCCTGTGTCAAATACATTAAATCCGTATCT